CATTTCCCGACGAGTCTAATACGACGCTGTTATTAGGGTATGACCCAGTCACTTCATTAAACTTATAGTAAAGTCTTAAGGCAGGAGTAGAAAATATATTTTTAAGACGAAATTCTTTCTGGACCTGTGGACTTCTTATTCCATCAAACACCCTCAATTCATCAATAGCACCAGAAAATACTTGTGTAGGTTCAAAATATAGTCCGGCATATTTAGTAGAGCCTGATAGTGCTGTGGTACCAGATGCTATTGTGATAGGAGATGCCTGGTACTGTAGGTCACCCATTGCCATCGTATTTGATGACGTTGCGACCAAGTTTCCACTTTGGTATAGCTCTATCCTATCAATTCCAGGTTGCCTATTAAATGTTACTGCAACATGGTGAAACCCGCCTTTCGTAAGTTTCATAGATCCTTTAATAGCATTATTGCTTCCAGAGCTTAGCATTGCGACCAGGTTACAATCGGCAGGGTTAGAAGATTTCTCTAAGCCAATCGTAAATCCGACATTGGAACCTGACTGTCTTTGCACTATAACCTGGGGAGAGTTTGCTGCAGGATTGATTTGTACGGTAAACTCTACAGTCATAGAGCCCTTACCTGAACCTAAGACCGAATCACCGGTTTTATTTTTTGACAACGTAGGTGCAAATACACCTGCATTATCTTGTACAACAATGTATGATCCCTCTGTTGGAGACGGGTGGGAAGAACCTGACGAGTGAAAAAAGCCATTATATTTTGGAAATTCATCATACACATATTTTTCATATCCCGTAAGAGAATTAAAAAAATCGCTTATCTCTGTTGTGTTTCCGTCAAATGGAAAATTATTAATAACTCTGTCAAATGCAACATTGACTTTTGACTCAGCGGAATTAAAGAACGTGTGATTTTCAAATTTAGAAAAATCAACGTTTAATTGTTGTGTTGACTTTATTCCTGTCATGCCAGGTTGATCATACAGGAATGATGAGGTCCCGATTGTGGTCCCCGTCAAGACGGCGGTATATTTATCAGTAGATATTGCAGTATTAAACGCAATTTTCTTTACTACACCGGGGGTAAACAAACTAGTCTTATTGAAAAATGGTTTATTGCTTTTCATTTAGTTATTCTTCTACCTTAAACCTGAGATTTATAGCTTCCTTAATAACTTCTGCGCCTCTATCAACTATTAGAAATTCCAATGTATAGTTAGATCCAGGATACAATGAATCCATATATAAATCAAACCACATACCGTCTGAGTCGCTTGACATTCTGGTCCCGTTATTTGCTTTCTTAAAAGGGATAATTACTTTACCGCTATCTATATTAATAACGCGCCAGTATGCTTCGCCTATCACGATACTCTTTAATCTAAACGGTAACTTGTAGGCTTTTCCACCCTGCGAAAATTCCCTAACAAAAACACGAAACGTAGCCTTCTCAGTCATGTTATAGACTGATTTTGCATTTGTTACGATCAGCTCTATATCTCTCTCTACCCCGTTAAAGCTAGTCCTAGGGTTTGTATTAATGGTTAAACTTCCTGTGTGGTAACCTTGTGAGCCGTCTAACGATGACCAGTACTCCTCAAATGTTAATGATCCACTAGCAGCTGCAAAGTTAGAAATAGAAGAGTTTCCTACAACTATAGTAGGGTCTGAGTAGGGTATAACAAACGAAGCAGAATACACCCCCGTTATATAATTGTATGTCTCGCTAGTAACTGGATTGTAGTACTTAGTACCAGCCTGGTGTTGCGATACAGATATAGTCTTCTTAAACGATCCGGTTCGGACGGTGACGAGCATACAATCACTGCCAGTAATTTGTACCCCTGAAGTTCCAGACAGTATATTTGCAGGGGAAGATCTGTGGAAATTATTTAAGAATAAAGAACCTGTTAAATCAAAGTAAAAATCCCCATGTTGATCTATAACAGTGTCATCATATGATACGTTCAACCTAGGCCGTAATGGCCTCTTACGCACATGACGACTAGCGAATCTTTTTACAAACCTGGTTTTTGTATCTTTTTCTTGAGAACCTGTGTATGATAATCTCCAACCACAATCAGGTAAAATGCCTGCGACGGTTGCCGACACTATGGTGGTTACGTCCATCCTTAGGTTTTCAGTGCCATTCTTGAAATATTGGGAAACGCCTAGGCCCCTCATCCCCAGCCCATCGTTAAGGTTGCCTGAGACTATTATGTCGATATTAGTAGGATACCCAGTCGCAGATGTATGATCTACGTTTCCCTGTGCATTTGCACCAGAGAGGTGCCACGGATTTACTCCACCATTAACCACGGATGCCGTTATAAAATTAGACGAATCTAAATCAGAAAATGAAGAAATGTCTTTTCCTATGCCTTCATCAAAAGACTGTGACAGGGGAAAAATCATCATTTTAAAATTAGAAGGGACTACCTGGCCACCCATTATGTCAAATAGTTCTATTTGGCAATTAAAAGAGCTGTTATCTAAGTCTATCTCTGTTTTTCTTAGTTTTTTTATTCTGTCAAAATCAAACTTTATAAGACCCCTTGACAGTTCATTTGTGGGGTCTGATCCGCTTAGTACAGACTCACCATAAAGTCGAAATATATCTATAGTTGATGCATGACCTGTATTTGCATCAGATGCACTAAATGCACTATTGATAATTTTATCAGTTATATAGTTGTCTTTGCTAGCCGTTACAATAAAATACATTAAATCACCTATGAAGCATTTCCCACGATATCAAACTCAGGATACTTAAGCTCAAACATCGCGGACGGAGGGGGTACTATAAGGCCACGTTTAATATTAGTATTTACGTCAAAAGAATAATTACTGTATTTACGACCATCATTTGATTTATATATGCAAGATACTCTAGGCATTTCAATTAGAGAAATTACGCCGTTAGTGTTGATAATAACATTTATTATATCGGCGATTATAATTGGTTGCCCGATTTGAAAGTTACTAATCTTCATTAAATCAACAATATTGTTGATCGCTACTTGTATCACTGTATTCTTATTTGCAGTTGGGTGTGTTACTATAGAAAACTCTACCCTTATATTAATCACGGCTGCGTCGACTATATCAATTGCATCAGATATTAAGCGATATTCATTCAAATATTTTCTTAGATTTTTCTTTAATGCATCAGGCGCTATAGTCAAATTATTGTCCTGATCTTTACAAAGCACATGTAATATTGCGGCCATTGGGTTATTGGGATTATCAGAGATTGAGGCCCGATAAACCCTTCCATACCTAGGCGCCATGGTATATATCCTAGCTAATAAATCTTGAGCGCTAACAACCCTGCTTTGCATTTGTCTCATAGCAGGCACTTTTAATTTTAATTCGTCTAGTGTTGGTGCCGGCAAGCCGCCACCTGCTGCAGCGGGATTTGTAACTTGGATACTAGCCCTGGTTAACTCAGAAACTTCAGGACTTATGAGGGAGGGAAACCTGATCTTAAGATCCGCTATATTCAATATTGAATTAGGCCCAACGTTATGTGTTATGCCTCCGCCATGACGATACCTAATGGATATTACAGTATTTTTAGGCGCGATGCCCAACGTGTGTGTACCCATTATGTCATTTGGATCGATCGCAAACCTAGCCATTGTCTTTTTGCCATATAATGGAAGTGCTAGTTCACTAGCATCAGGTATTATGTCATTATCAAGTACTTCTGCATCCCCTGCACCAAATTGTACGGATGTTAATCTAGTTCCTGGGTCTACAATTTTTATAAACCTATAGGGAGCAGGAACTAGCTCCATATTTGTGGATACAAGATTATTTTGCGAATCGTAGTTTGGTGAACCACCATACACAATATTTTGTGTAAGAGAATTAACCTCATAATATACATTATTTTGAGAATCTGTTATACTAATTACATCAGTTACATCAGGAGACGATAACACAATTTCTCTAAACGGAACAAGAACGTTAGGTATTGAAAAAGTCTCTGAGGCTTCAATACCTGAAATTGCTATTCCCTCTGCATAAATTCTATACGCAGCGGGAACTGCGTCTGTATCTTTAAGCGCAGTTTGTAAAATTTCTACATCTGCTAATAACTCACCGGTTGGCCCTGTTTTAGTAAAATCAATCTCTTCTATCAGAACAAATCCAACACCGTTTTGCGCTATAAAGGCAGTTGAAGCGCCTATTATAGGAAGTGCTGACATGCTTGGTTGATATTCACCGTTTGCTAACATTACGGCAGCTACATCTACAGATACCCTAATTGTCGTAACCGCCGGAGAAACTGTCGTAATTGGAACACCGGCTTCTCTTAGGTGCCTTAATATATTTTGTTGTTCTACTGATGTTGATGGGAAAAGCTCATTAAACTGGTGATCTAAATAGAAAGACATAGAATCGCCAACAAACGCAGCCATATCCAAAAATAGACCACCTACCGAAGCATCAGAAAAATCATTAATCTTATCAGGAAAGTAGGTTCTAGCATATTCCAAAAGCTCAGACCTAAATGACTCAAAATCTCTAGCAAGATATGACTTATTCCTAACTTTTTTAAGCTGTTTTTGTATTTTATTGGTCATTATTTTATCCTATAGTGTCAAGTATAACCCTGATTTGCTTTCCTTCATCAGAAATGGTGGGGACATCAAATGTTATTGTAACACCTATTTGAATAACCTGTTGATCACCGTCCGGCCCGTTTCGAAAAGTACTAAAGCCTGTCAGATTTACATATGGCATATATTTTGCAACAGATGTAGCGATATTTGACATTGCCATGGCGTCGATATCAGAATTTGTTAACTCAGTCGTTAGAGACTTTAGATTAGCACCAAAATCATAAAGCCCAAGCCTCTCTCCATGATTCGTTAATATTAAATTTCTAAGATTATCTGATACCTGAGAAAGCATATCATTGTGCATTTGGAACAGACCATACACACCCCCAAGTTGTATAGGTGTACGGATGCCTATAGGCAACGGAGGCGGGTCAGTACTAAATCCTGGAGTTTCATCAATATAATCTATAAATGATTGGCCAACAGATTTAAAACTGTATGTCTTTTGTTGTTGATTTGCCACTTTACTTACTCCAGCATACAACTAATAAATATGCACAAGATTAATTCTATACAGAAGTAAATAATAAGGAAAATAATTAATTTATTCTTTATACGCAGTATTGGCAAAAAAAATGCACTATGCGACCGGTTGCACAAACGGATTAATAAATCCAAACCTAATATCTACTAAGGGGAGGTGTGCAATTCCCCACCTTAAAACTGCTCTTCC